GCCTGTAATGCTGGTGTCAACAGTGGTAATACCTGCTTGAGAAATATCTTTTGCAATAGGATGTGATGGTAAAGAATTACTTGCAACATATAAATGAGTATCAGATTCATTGTATACATTTTGAACATCAGATGTTAATTTATTATCACCAAACTCTATCGGAGCACCAATTGGTTCGAACGTAATTGGATCTACATCATTGGCAGCTTTTCTTAATACTCTGCGAAGTGAATACTTCAGTGTTCTACTAAAAGTTAAAGTCTCATCTATAGTTACTTCAGTGTTATCATCAGAAATTTCTAATACTTTAAAAATTGATTTGGGAGAATTATTTAATGTAAAGGTAACAACATTACCTAAAGAAAATTTGCTAGTTTTTCTTTCTAATATTTGTACTTCATCACCTACTTTTAAACTTGATTTATCAATGGTTGAAGATACCTTAAGTTTAGATTCTTGTTCTTTTGTAAAAACTATATTGTAATTAGATGATGTATTATAATTCCAAGAATTTGCAAATATTTGTTTTTGAGTTTTATCTTTAATTGGATTTTTTATCAATTCACCAATACTTTTAACAGTAATTGTTTCTCCTTCTATTGAAAGTTTATTATTTTCATTTGGGATGAATTTATCTACTACGCCTGTTATTCTTAACTCTACTTTTTTTGTTAGATCTCCGTTCTCATATCCAAAAATTTTATCATCAGCTAGTATATCATCACCTAAATTAATTGGATTATCAATACCACTACAATTTAAAAATTGATTAATCGTTTTATCTGTATAATGAATATCTGTATTAATACCTGAAATAATCTTTCCTGAAGTTGAAAATCCAATGGTTGAATCAACTGTTATAACTTTAGAGTCTTTTTCAATATCATCAATTACCTTCGTTTTTCCAGTAACTTCAAATGTACCAGTTATAAACTCCGCATCATCAAATCCAACAAAAACATCAAGTATAAAATAGTTTGTTGTAGTTGATATCCCAGATATACCTGTTAAAATTTCAACTTCTGATATTGATGCACTTGATGCAGTATCAGTCGTTCTGAATATAGTTTGACCTTTTAAATTTAGTGGATCACCTGATAATTGTTCCGCTATAATTCTTTTACGTCTTACATATGTTGCAGATGATGGTTTTATTAAATATTCTTCTAAATCTATTACTTTTGGATCAACACCATATAAAACATTAAATAAGATTCTAAATGATTCCTCAGTTCCTTTTGATTCATAAAAAGATCTTGATTCTTTTATGAAATTATTTACATCTAAAGTTTCAATAAAATTTGCGTTTTCTAAACCAGGTGTAAACGTTTTCTTTAACTTTTTATAAAATTCTTGTAAAAATAAAACACTTAAATTTTGTACATTTGCATTACTTTCATGGGTTGATGCTGTAGTTGTAGAAAATAGTAATTCTGATGGATTATCTAAATCTCTATAGGTTGTAATTCCACTGAAACCACGCTCACACTCTAAGAATTGAGTTGCAGTTTTTTCTTTATACGTAATTATTTCATCATCAATTTTAAATAATCCATAAGATGCTGGAAATCCTTTTGTGGATGTAACTGTTATAGTTTCATCTGCAGTTCCAATACCAACTGAAAGATTTGTTTTACCAGTTACTACCTCTGGTGTTAAATTGTCTAATTTTAAATATTGATCTAAATTATCAATTAAATCTACTGGTGCACCAGTATACTCTTGAGAGATATAATATTGTTTTAAAAAATCAACTGCTTCTGGACTCTCTGACAATATAAACTCTGGGAGTTGATTGTCAATTATCTGTTGAGTCTTAATTCTTGTATCAATACCAGTACTTATCATATTATCCTCGTACTAAATCTCCGTTTGTATAACTTGAAGTAACTTTGTATCCAACACCAGATATCTGATCTCCAGATGAAATAGTGTCTTTAACCATATTTATTGAACTACTTGCTATGTTAAATTTAAGGTATAAATCTTGAAGTCCAATGATATCATTGGATTCTGGGAAAGCCTGTATTTCAATTATATCATTTGGTTTATCTGTTGATGTTATATTAATAGTGGTTAAATTTATTTCACCTTTTAAGTAATCAACAGTCCCTGCATTTTCAACAATTATGACTTTTTTACCATCAACTGTATCTCTTTTCACAATTGACATGACTCCAGTTGCTTTATCTGCATTTGGTGTGTCTGTTAAGAATACAGTATCAGATACACCAGATATAGTAAAACCAGTGCTCTTAATATTTAATCCTTCACTCTTAACATTAAATCGATTACCAAAACAAATTTCATATTGTGCAAATTGATTAAGAAATGCGTTTAAATTCCTTCTAATTCGAATTTTGGTAATATTTGATGTTATCGAATCTTCAATATTATCAATTACACCTAAAACTTTACTATATTTAAATCTACCACCAAATTTATTGATTTCTACCGATTGTGAATAATTGGTAAGTCCTTGTGTGATTCTAGTTTTCAATTCAGAAATATTTTTGACCTTTGATGAGTCATAATAAATGGATGAATCCAATTCTATATGAAGAACCTTAAGGTCTACTATCTTTTGATTAATTCCAGTCAATGTATAATTTTTTAGATCTGATAGTATTTGTGTTTTATCAAAATCTGAGACAAAATCACCATTTTTTGGTTTTATTGTTATGAAAACTGTTCCAAATTGAGGTGGATCAATTTCCTCACCTCCAACCACAGAAACACTCTCTGTATTTGGATAAATTTGTGGAATAATTGCCTCATAATCCCTTGCTGTAACCGCCCTGTACTGCGATGAGTAGAGTCTAGGTGCAAAATACTTAATAGAGTCAATTGGTTCGATATCTGACCCGTTAGAGGCAGCACGAATCTTATTAACAGTAGGTGTTGAATTCAAACTAACCCCTGCATTGTTGCTATTTGTGATAGATCCTGCGAATGAAAAAATTTCTGGTCCATTTCCATCTTTTCCATCAGTAATAATATAACTTACATCAATTGTTTTGCCATTTTCAATTTTTCTGCCAAAAATACCATCACCGAACAAAAGTTCGTATTTTTCATCTTGAATTTCTTGTATTAAGAAGGTGGTTGATGATGGTTTGACATTTAAAATATTATCAACCTTCGTAAACAAGGTTCCTTTATCCTGTTGACTATCACTATCTCTTACATAGACAATAATCGTAGAAGTATCAATTGAAGGGTTGTCTAAAATGAATCTTTGATCTAATGATCCATCAACCGTAAATGTTTTTCTAACAAAAGTACCTTGAAGAACCTCAATTGAGTTAAAACTTGCTTTATATCCAGTCTTTTCATTGTTAGAGTTAAATAACTCTTCTGTTACAGTTGTCGTTATATCCTCTCCTATTGAAAACGTATATGTAATATCATTACTACTACCAATACACACTAATCCTGCGTTTAAAGTCACTGTAGATATGTCTGGTGTCGTATCATCTACTTGTATATCAAAAGATATGGTTGCTTTTGCTGCAGTTTTTGATCTTGGAACATATCCAATGTTTCTTGCAAGTGAAACTACGTTTTCTCTTACAGTTGCAGAGTCTAGAAATGACTCATTTACAACCATGTTTGAATTAAATGCTGTAATATACGTATTATATGCCAGAGTATCAATTAAAACTGAAAAATTAGACCCTTCAAAGTCAAAATCAGTAAAATTTGAGTTTGTTCGAAGATAATCTTTGATCGAAGTCTTAATCTGGTCAAAGTCTAAGTTTGAAAATTTAGTAAATGGCATATTATCTAGTGGCTTCTAATATGAACTGGAATGCTTGAGTGGGAAACTGTTGTCCTACGATGTCAAAGAAGATATTTACTTCAAATTCGTTCCTATCAGGTCTTGGAAGCACCTCAACATCTAAATTTTCAATCCTCGGTTCAAAATTATCAATTGTAATTTCAATTTGATTCTGTATAGTTGATGCTGTACCAAAATCACAGAAGTCAAATAGACTTGATCGAATGTCAGTACCAAGAACAGGGTTAAAAAACCTCTCTCTGGGAATAGTTTCGACTAAATTCCTTACAGATCTCTTAATCGCATCCGCATTTTTGATAACTGTAAGGTCTTTCGTCACAGGATGTGGTTTAAATGATAAGCTAATATCCTTAAATGACCTAGATATCCTAG